CCATCAATTCGTGCAAATGGAAATAACTCGCCGCCCACGTTATCGAATACCTCAATCGTGTTGCGGTTCAACGCATAGACCTCGTTTCGCAGCTTGAGCAAAGCCACCACTGGGTCAGGGTCAACCTCTGAACTTCCATATTTGAGAGGATTAACTTGGGTCGGGTCTGACAGTTCAGTGACCACCAAAAACTCGCCATCCGTGGTCATGAAGTAACCATCCACCCACACCACATCCAGTACCACACCTAAGTCAGGGTCTGTTACTGAAACTAAACCGCCTGATGTAGACCAATAAAAAAGTCGCCCACCAGATGCAATCGCCAGTTGGTCAAAGCTGTAATCAAACGTTACCAGTTGATTGGTTGGACCACCTACATCACCAAGCACGGTTACTGCTCCTGCGCTGTTAATTTCCACCAGCTTTGTACCCATGACCCGATACAGACTGCCTTGCCAGTTGATGCCACCACGGTCAATGCCTGGCCCTGTGCCGTTGGACACAATCCCATCGCCTGGTCGCAGAAACCCATTGCTGATGCCTGATTGCTTTGGCACAGGCACAAGGTTGACTGGGTAGCTTGTACGCAGTTCTGGGGTGCTGTCGGTGTAGATACCGTTAAGAATAGGTATTTGCATTTATTCACCGCCCACCGATGGCAAGACTTTCTTTTCTTTATCCCAGTATTCTTTGTAGTTTTTAGAAAAGTATTCTGCATCTGCCTCATTGTCAAACGAAATGTAATCCTTGCTTTTCAACGCCCTGTCAAAGGCATCATCACCATAATTTTTCAGCTCTTTATTTTCGTAAGCAATTCGCGGATAAACAATAAATTTATTTGGGCCTGCTTCGGAATATTCCATTTGATGTGTGGCAACCTCTCCTTTGCCCAAGTCCATGACTGGATAGGCTTCAGGATTAAGAATTCTTCGGACAAAGTTCTTTCCTTGGTTTTCATTCAATACTTTTTTAAGGGTTTCGTATTCCATTACCACTTCACCTTATCAGCCCAGTATGCGGCACTCATTTTGCCCTTGGCAATGTTTTCAGAATGGCGAGACTTGAATGATTCACGCCTTGCTTTGTCGGCCTTGGATTCACCCTCACGCTTTGGCGACCCAGATACACCCTGTTGACCAAAACGAATCAGCTTAACTTCATCACCAGTTTTTGCCACAACGACATGGCTTTTGGTTGGATGACTTGGGGTGCGCTTGGGTTTATTGAAACCCTCAACGCCAGCACGGGTTAATCTTGGGTCTTTCATCTAAACCCCTTGATTTTTTCGGCAATCTTTTTAGGCTGCTTGGCAAACTGCTTGCCTGCCTTAGTAGCCTCACGCTTTGCCCTTGTGGTTGCCGCATACTCAGCCGCTGTCAGTGACTTGATAGCCTTTTCAGGCAAGTATCTTTCGCCAGTCTCAGACGATGGCTTTCCAGACTTGGTGCGCCATTTCTGCGCCCCCCAGTCTTTGAGGCTTTTTTGTGTGGCTTTCATTTATAAGAGCCACCTTTTTCTTTGTACTTCTTGGCCAACAGTTGGGCTTTGCGAGCCGACCATTCACCAGCCGCAGTCCCTTGCACAGCAGAACCTTTGATTTCCTCAAAGAGACGCTTACGCATGGTTGGCTTTGTATAGTTGCCAGCCGCATTGACAGAGGACTTTGACTTGGTTGCCATTACGCCGCCACGCCTTTGATGACCGCAAAGTTAAATACTGGCTGTTCGGTTGTAGTCCCGCCAGTGGTGCGGAAAGTAATATTGAAACTTCCAGTACCCACAGCAGTGACCATCAAATCGTACAGGTCAGTGCCTGATTTTTGGTTCAAGATAATGACATCGGTTGCCGCCACAGTGCTGTTGGTCACGGTAAAAGTTGCCGCTGTTGCCGAACCTGCCGCGCTGAATAGAGTGATTGCACCAGTTGTTTTGTTAAGCGTCACGCCTGTGGTTCGGCTTGTACCTTGAATGACTGTGCCGCCTGCGCCTGTGGCATAACCAATACCAGCAGTTCCACTTGATGCGATTAAACCTGTCAGCGTTAAAGTTGAACCAATGGCAGAACTAATTTGATACCAAGAATTTGTTGGTTGATAAAACCTAATGGCTGTTGCTGTTCCAGCCACTAATTTGGTCACACCCCCATAAAGTGCAGTCGCACCATTCAATGCAATCGTTAACGATGTAATTTCTTGGCTGGTGGTAATCAGCACTGTAGTGCCATCAGGCACACCAGTGTTTAGCGGCAGGGTAATCGTGCCAGTTGCCAGCGTTCCAGCGGGTTGCAACAGCATCCATTGGTCTTGGCTGACTGGGGTTGGCACTGTGATGTTGAAACCCGAGCCAGGCACATACAGATTCACCGACAGTGTTGGCGATGCAAAACTCTGTTGGAAAAACGTCAACAGATTGCCAATGGACAAACGTCTTGCATCCCCATTGTTGGGCGAGTAAACGGGTAACTGGTCTCCGCTTGAAACAGTGCTGAGTACGGGTAACTGATTGATTTGTGGCATGACTGTCCTTAATAGTATTCGAGAGGCCCATCAGGGCCAGCAGTGACTGGGTTGGCTGGTGGTCTAATAAACGGGTCATCATAGACACGCCAAGGCTTGTTACCAGCACCAGCAGGCATCGTTGCAGGCAGTTGCTGTTCAAGCGGGAATGTGGCTCTTTGCAACAGGATGTCATATCCTTGCTTTGCCGTGGTCTTGGTCTCAATCATTACGGTCTTGCCATAACTTGGGGCAAGCCTGATACCGAGACTGCAAATAATGGCTTCATAAGCCGAGTCAGGCACAAGGGTTTCCTCGTCCAAGTCGCTATCCTGTGGGCTGGATGGCAAAGGGTAACCCAAGCGAATACCCTTGGCGTTCCAGTCTGCCATCATTGCATCAAGGCGGCGCAGGGCAGATTGCAACTGCTCTGGTTGCAAGTCAAAGACGTAAGACGCAAGCCCGATTTCCTCAAAGGCGGCACTTACAAATTGTCGTTTTGTGTAGCCCATGCTGATTCCTCAATGTGTTTCAGAAGTGTCGCATCTGACCAGCGTTTGTCAACCTTCAAGCCCATCAACTCTGCCTGTTGCAACATTTCCTCACGAGTTGGTGCGGTGTCCTCAACAGAAGTTTCCTCAATGGGAGTTTCAATAATTTCAGGCGTTTCAATAGGCACAACCCGTTTGCCAATCGGTGATGGATGAACCTGCTTGTTTGCTTTGCGCTCTGCGGCCTGAGACTTTTTCAGCTTGCGCTTTTGCAGCCGCAACTCCCGCCACGGGGCGAGAGTCTTGGTCTTAACGATTGCGGCTGACTTAATCATTTTTTCATTGGTGCTTTGCTAGGCTTGCCAGCGGCTTTTGCCGACTTGCTTGCCATGCCAAGTGCCATTGCAACGGCTTGCTTTTGGGGCTTGCCTGATTTCATTTCCATCGCAATATTCTTGCCGATGGTCTTTTTGGAATAACCTTGTTTCATTGGCATTTCGATCTCCATGTAAAACAGGCCAACATCTCTGCTGGCCTGTTAGGGTTTAGATGCGATACGCAGTGAATGTATCAGCGGCAGTCTTACGCAGACGGAACCGAGCAACAGAGCCTGTGGTAGCACCAGTTGCAGCAGAACCCACGATGGTTGTAATGCCTGTGTTGACCGTGATGGTCAAAGCATATGCGGCCAAAGTGATAACACTGAAGTCAAACGAATCACCGATAGCCCACTCAGTTGCCAAGTCAAGGTTTGCACCTGTTGGCAGTTGAATATCGCGTGATGCGGTTGGGGTTGCCGTAATGATGCCAGTCAGCACATTGGCTGCTGTGGCAATCATTGAACCGCCATCTGCAATATTGGCTGGCGCACCCTGAGGTTGCCAGTTGCCATTGTTGCTGATGTCGGGTGCTACGCCCACGGAGTAGTACGCACCCGATGCACCAGCTTGAATAGTCACGCTGGTGGCATTGGTGAATGCGCCTGATACATAAGTGGTGTTCTCAACTACTTGCAACAAATCTTGTGATTCGGGAAAGTTGGGGTAACCAACTTCTTGAAACACACTTGCTGGCGAGTAGGCTTGAACGGCGATTTTCTCGCCCGCTGGCACGGTGACAGTAGCTGTACCTTGTGCAAAAATTACTTGATAGCTCATGATTTTTCCTTAAGGTGTTTGGTTGAACAACAGGATGCCTGACATCTCTGGCTGTTTGTTGACCACGCCGAACAAGGTATCCAAACGATACTTGGTTTTCATGGTGTTGACATCGTATTGCTTTTGCATGACCAACTCGATGCCCTGATCGGTGGAGGCACGCATCACTGCGACACCAGCATCGGACGGGACAGCGTAACGACCAGGCAGAATCTCCAGCGCATCTTTCTGCCAGAAGCAGTTGATAGGTGCGGCATCGGTGTTCAAGCGGTTGATGGTGCGACCAGAGGCGGCAGTCACGATACAGTTTTGATACTGCAACTCGGCATCAGTTCCACCTTGGGCAGAAATGATTGGAGGTGTGATAACGCAAGTGGTTGCATTGGTCACGCTCACAACACGGAAGGTCTTGGAGAAACCAGTACCTTGTTTGGTGATGTGATGGACAGCTTCAACGCCTTCGATCTCGATAGCAGTACCTGCTGGCAAGTCGGTGGTGCTAGACACGGTAATCGTTTGGAAACGATTGTCCACGTTCTGAGTTTCACCAGTTGTCGCAGTAGAGGTGGCAACAGGCACATAGTAGTTGCCAGCCGCAGCCAAAGTGCTCATCGTTGGGTCAGAACCAGTTGCGGCGGCAATACGGTTTGCGTAGTCCAGTTTGTAGGTCTCAAAGCCTGCGACCATACCAACGTAAGAACGCTCAAACGCATTGTTTGACTTAGTACCAGCAAAACTACGTGCGCCAGTTCCTGCACCAGTGGCAATGTTGCCAGCGATGCCGTTGTAGTCACGGCTAGATAATGCCAAGTAACGGTCAAAGGCTTGTACGCCCTGCTCGTTCATGATGCTGTCGCACAAAGCGATATCGTCATAGTCACCAGCGGCTGTGCTGACAGTGACCACCAACGAACCGAGGTTTGCGGCAGTGTTCATGATGGCGATGTTGATGTCGGATGCCAGTTTCTGCTTTGCGGCTTCGCCCAAGCGACCCTCTTGCAGTGCATCACGCAATTCCAATGCGTCCAGAATGAACGGCACAGACTTTTGAAAGCCGAGTGTCGCTGGGACTGAAAGCTGGGTGTATGCGCCAAAGTTGCCAGTCTGGTCCATGCCATCGTACGACTGTGCGATGTAAGGCTGTGGACGATAGATGACGTTGTTGG